TGCTGGGGCTGCTGATTTCTTTGAGGTCACAGGTGTGCAATTAGAAGTGGGTTCAGTAGCGACACCATTTCACACACTCGGCGGAACAATCCAAGGAGAATTAGCCGCTTGTCAGAGGTACTATGTTCGATTCAACGCGACTCAAAATTACAGTTATTTTGGTGCTGGCGTGTCAAGATCAACAAACCAAACAGATGCTCAAATACGCTTTCCAGTAACTATGAGAACTAATGCTTCATCAGTTGATTTTTCAACTTTAGGAGTAACCAATAATTACAATACCGCATTATCGGGAACGATTAGCAGTGTTGCTTTAGATACTGCATCTAACACAAACAATGCGGCAGATGTTTTAATTACAATGACTTCAGGCGCATTAACAACAGACAAGTATTATTATTTAGTAGCAAACAATTCAACCTCAGCCTACATTGGCTTTAGTGCGGAGTTATAAAAATGAATAATGTGACTTTTTTTGAAACTGAAACAATGGGAGTAATTACAGAACACGCCATTATTGACCGAGGCAATGGTGAGTTTACATCAATGCTGAAATCAACCTATGAGGCTATGCAAGCGGAACAATCCACACCGAGCGTTACAAGTGGAGACTAGTTATAACGGCTACCCGGCCTCTAAAGATCCGGAAGCTATAAAAATAAAGTCCTACCTTGTAAAAGGTACGGATCGTAAGCTGCGATGTGCTGAGAGCGTGGGGCCACTACTCGCAGCCTTCGCGGCTGAATTTCACGAGCTGATCGAGCCGATCGATGAGGGTACGTTTGACGATTGGGCATATGCGTACAGGATGGTAAGAGGCAACCCTACGAAATTATCGTGCCACTCATCCGGGACGGCCATCGATCTAAATGCGACGAAGCATCCACTAGGTAAGTTTGATACGTTCCCGGCTGAAAAGGTCCCGATGATTCGGGCCTTGGCTAAGAAGTACGGCCTAAAATGGGGCGGCGATTTTAAGAGCCGTCCGGACGATATGCACTTCGAAGTTAATGTGACACCGGCCAAGGCTAAAGCCTTAATCGAGACTTTAGGTTTATAGTTATCCAAAATCCTTAAGGGCACTAAGGAGCACAAAATGAAAGAACAAGCAATAGCTGCTGCAAAATCCTACGGTCGCGCTGCGCTGGCTAGCGCCGCTGCGCTGTATATGTCTGGTATATCAGATCCGAAAGTATTGGCTAACGCGTTTATCGCAGGGCTAATCGGGCCATTACTTAAAGCACTTCAACCTTCCGAAGGTCAGTTTGGGGTAAAGAAGTAATGGAACAAGTCCAGCTCGTAGTCGGTATAACTTTGGGGAGTTGTACCATTTTGGGGCTGGGGGCTGGGCTTATCCGTCACTTTGTAAAGTATTACCTGTCCGAGCTAAAGCCTGATGGCAACGGCGGCCATAACCTACGCGGTCGGATTGACCATATAGAGGCCCGTCAGGAGCGTATGGACCAAAAGATCGACAAGATATATGAAATATTATTGGAGACACGCCTAGCCAGGTAATTGCCTTTTGTCAGTGGTAGGCCTCATACTGATACTACAAACGCCGGGAGGGCTACTCGGTTTGGTAGCTGCTCGGCCTTAACAAAGGGCGAACAATGAACAGTATGGACCTATTAATAGGCCTTGCCGCTTGCGGTATGGGTTTTATGTTTATGGTGATCGGATATTCAATCGGTTACCGCCAGGGGCACGGCGAAGGGTTTATTCGCGGCCGGGCAATAGCACAGGCTCTGAAAGACAAGGAGCTAATCTAAATGGGATTCTTGGACAATTACGAGGATGTAAATAGCAGGATTAAGCGCTTTCGATCCGAGCATCCGACAGGCAGACTGGTTGCCATTATCGAGGATATGGATTTAACCAAGGGCACAATTCTAATCCGGGCCGAGGCCTATCGTGAATACGAAGATCACGTACCAAGCGCGGTTGATTACGCATATGGCAACGTGGCCTCATTACCAAACAATATGAAACGCTGGCTGGTAGAGGATACTGTCACTTCCGCCTACGGCCGCGTGATCGGGCTATTGAGTCCTAGCGATGCCGGAAGGCCTACACGTCAGGATATGGAAAAAGTAGAGGTACTACCGGCCGATTCTGACCCGTGGAGCACAAAGGCTGCCATCGAGGACATTCCTACAATGGCCACAGCGATAACCGATATTGCATCAAACCTAGGCGGTCAATTAGTAGCTGAAGCGCCACAATGCTCGCACGGGCATATGATCTGGGCCGAGGGAACCGCCAAGACAACCGGCAAGCCTTGGGCTGCGTATAAGTGCACCGAAAAGAACCGGGCTAATCAATGTACCCCACGCTGGTACGTTTTAGCTTCTGACGGTAAGTGGAAGCCACAGGTATAAAATGGCTAAAGAGTTTACAGAGGCCGGGCTATTCGACTACATCAAGACACGCTATTTAGAGGACTTGGAAATGAGTAGCGATGCCTTCGAATATATCGATGCGACCAGCCAGGGCTATCGGTTAATCATCGAGCTAAAGTGCCGCCATACACACTATGACGAGCTAATCCTAGAAAAGGACAAGCACGAGTCATTGGTACAACAGGCGGACAAACTAGGCTTTACGCCGTTTTACATTAATTCAACGCCTCAGGGCATATATGCGTTCAACCTACGCAAGATAAAGGTTACTTGGACCACGCGAAAACTGCCGGCATCAACTTTTAACAAGACCATACCCGTTGATAAGACAGTCGCGTATTTACATATAGACGAGGCGGTAAAACTATAATGGGAGAATTGACGTTTATCAAAGATGGCTACGCAACCACGATTCACGATGACGGAAATATAACCGTGGTAGCTGCGCAATATTGCGACCAATGCAAGAAATGGCAGACAGGCCTGGGTGGATTCAACGTACGGGATGTATCGGGCGAGGTCGTAATGTGGCTGTGTGCAGAATGCAGGGCTTAATGACTACCTATAAATACGAATGCCGTAAATGCAAAAAGGTCACCGAACAGATCGAACGGATTATCACGGACAACTTGCCGCCAAACGTTAAAACCCTGCAATGTACTAAATGTGGGGTTATGGGCGTATGTTTAATGGAGGACCAATGACATTAAACGGAATCACAAAGAACGTGTATTCCGACGAATGGTATACAAGCCAGGAGACCGTGGATATCGCTATCGAGCTATTAGATCCGGAGCCTAATTCACTTATCCTTTGCCCGTTTGATTCGGCTAATAGCCTATTCGTAAAGACATTACAGGCGATGGAACACACTGTCATATATGGGATTCAGGACTTTATAGATGGCCAGTTCCACATTGCCGATTACATTATTACGAATCCACCGTTTAGCATTAAAGACCAGATAATTCGCAAGGTATACGAATACGGGTTAAAGAGCGTATTAGTGCTACCAATCGATGCGCTTGGTGGGGTAAACCGGCACAACCTATACCGTGAATATGGCTATCCAAGCGTATACGTGCCATCGAGGCGTATTGCGTACTATGACGAGGCCGGCGAGCTACGCAAGGGCTCAAGCTTCCATTCGGTCATAATGACCTTCAACCAGGGCAATACCGAAATTATGTGGGGTAAATAATGAGCGAGACCCTAGATATGGAGTTTGGGTATAACCTGATAGATACGGGCTCATCCGATGATTACTACACACCAGCTCATATATTCAAGGCGTTAGGTATTGAGTTCGATTTAGACGTTGCCTCGCCTGAGGGCGGTATTCCGTGGATTCCGGCTAAACGCCATTACACGATTATCGATGATGGCTTGGCTTCGCCTTGGGAGGGTACGGTGTGGATGAATCCGCCGTACTCGTCACCCCGTAAATGGATCGAGAAGTTCATAGAGCACGGTGACGGAATATGCCTGGTGCCAACGTCTAAGGCTAATTGGTTCAAGCAGGCCTGGGATCAGGCCGATGGCGTTATGTGTATGGACCCGGCGCTTAAGTTCGTACGTGGTAATAGCTTCGCGCAGATTCAATATCTGACCATTATGTTCGCAATGGGCGATCAATCAGTAGCTGCATTACAGCGTTCAGGGTTAGGTAGGGTGCGATGAATAAGTTATCCACAACCCTGGAAAACCTGTGGACAACACGCCGAGGTCCCGTTAAAGTTATCCACATTATTGCATTGTCCTTGACCTATCCGGTACGCTCCATACGCGCTGGCGAGCCGCTGAGGCGTGTAGCTCGCAGGCGCTGTTTGGTGCTATTGGGTGCGCTGTGTGTATTAGGCACAACACCAGCCTCAGCTATAAACACACCAAAAGACATTAATAACTATAAATTGTATGCACACTTTAAACTAATAGATGCCAAGGAATATCGTTGTCTAGAGCTGTTATGGACACGTGAATCACAATGGAATCCAAGAGCCGATAATCCTAAATCAACAGCCTTTGGTATACCTCAAATGTTACGTATGAAGGAACGTGATCCATATCGTCAGATAGATATTGGCCTTCGCTATATTAAACACAGATACGAGACAGCCTGTAATGCGTGGGCACACCATAGAAAGACTGGTCATTACTGATGGTGCACGGTAGGCAAGACCCAAGGCTTACTAGGAAATACAAGGCACAAAGGTTAATCGTGCTCAACAGAGATGGCTGGACTTGTGCGTATTGTGGGCAGGATGCCACCACGGTAGACCATATCCAATCAATCAAACACGGAGGCGATCCAATCAGCCTTGAGAATATGATCGCTTGCTGCAAGCGCTGTAATAGTTCTAAAGGTTCACGTTCACAGGGGGTTTTTTTAGCGTCGAAGTCTAC